ATTATGAGTAACATCTTTGTTAATTTAACATGTGAACCGCAGTACAAAGTCAATATACGTGACAGAATGGTATTCAAAGAATCTGTCACATTTAGAAGTGAAGCAAAGATTTATGATCCAACAATAACTGAATACAAGTTCACATTTCCAATTGTAGAGCTTCTAAGAGTTATTGATCAGGATGGCAAAACGTATAACTGCACAAACTTGGTTGCAGCCGATAGAGCTGTAGATTCGAATGCTGCTGGTAACCTTATTTGGCAAGATGATCCTCCTCCAACTGGAAGAGGCTTCAGTGTTTTATACAGTTTTTTCCCGAGCTATGTCGTCATAACGGCTGCTCACGAGATCAGGGGATTTGTGGCTGGCAAGCCTGCTCCTGAAGGTGTTCAGGCATTTGAGGATTTGCCAAGGTTGTTTACTGCTAAACTAGAGATACCTGATGCGTATCTATTCGGCTAAGGAGAGATAAGATGCAAAATAGACGAGTGTTGCCTGGATTATACAAAGACAAAGTAGTTCGTACAACTACTCCAGAAGAAAATAAGGCAATCGATGCCGCAAAGGCGAGCCGAAAGAAGTTTGAAGAAGGTAAATCCAAGGCTCAAGGAGCCTATAAACAAATACTAAAAGAGGGCGCTATGAAGAGATCCTATACGATTGATGAAATGACGGCGGCCACGATGCTAAAAGGTCATCCGCAGGCTCAAGAGATTCTTGATGAGCTCAACAAGAGCAATAAGGAAAAGAATGAGTCTGGCGAAGAGTTCCAGGATGGCTCTGAAGACACCATCGGTGGAGAAGGTCATGCTACAGTAGCTCGTCCCGACTCTATCAAGCACGAGGGAAAGCCTTCTGGCAAGGGTCCTGATGAACCAGGTACAAATACGAAGAATGCATCCATCGAAGACGGCGACCTTGAAAAGTCTGAAGATGATGAAGGCGACGATGTTGAAAAGTCTGACAACTTGGCTGACAATCTTCCTGAAGAGTTTGAAGATGAAATGGAAGAGGATGACACCATTCCTGCTGAAAAGGGCGGCGCTAAGAAGTCTTTGACCGCAGATGAAGAAACATTAAATCATCTACTCAAGACAATGGGCGCAGAAAGAATGGAAGAGACTATTAAGGCTGTCATCGGTGGCGTATCGAGGACAGGATACAAGATGGGTGAAAACCCTAAAGCTCCCGGTGCAGGAGTTGCTGGAGGCGCTACCCCCGAACAAAAGGCGAAGGCAGCTACTGAAAAAGAGAATCTGAGAGCACTCACACTCAAGAGATTCTCTGCCGGCTCGTCTAACAAGTCTGAGGAATCAGATCTTGAAAAGGGTAAGGGTGGACAAAAGGAAGAACGGGCCGAATGGGCTAAAGATAAAGAAAAGGAAGAGGAAGAGCACATGAAAGATAAATCTTATTCACTTGACTTCTCCAAGTCAATTCTTGAAGCTATGGGCCTCGAGAAGGGCGCTACTTCGGTCTCCAAGGAAACAGGCGGAGGCAAGGCTACTCAGATCAACTATGGAACAAAGCCAACTACTAGATTCAAGCACCCTAAGGCAAAGAGCGATAAGAAATACATCCACAGTCCTGCCAAGGGAACTGTCAAGGTAGAAAAAGAAGGCGAAAAGACCCGAGAGATTGGTGTAAGTGAAGAAGCAAAGTTGAAGAATGCTTCTATGTCTTCTGCTGACCTTTATAAGTCACTTGACGCCATCCTCGAAAAAAAAAACTCTGAAATAGTAGAAAAGGGCCGCAAGAGAGAATCAGAACGCAGTGGTCCTAAAAGAGTTCAGGAATCAGAGGGTGAAGGCGTAGAACTTCCAGGCGGCTCAATGGCTACCATGGGTAATCCCGGCGGCTCAAAGGAAAAAGCTTCTTTTGAAAGAGCCGAACCAGGTGCAGTAAAGAACCTTAAGAAACTAGCTGAAAGCAAGGATCCTAATGATAGGAAAGCTGCAGAAGCTGGAATGAAGAGACACTAAACATGGATAAATCGATTATAGATGGTTTGCTTGAAAAAGCATATGCTTATAAGAAAATTGATGGTAAAGATGTGCAGCAAGTTGACGAAAAGGGAAAGAATCCTCACAGCGCTGTCTTTACTCCAAAGAAAAAAGATCCTAATTCTCCTGTGAATGCATTTTCAACGAGGGACTATAAGTATAGTCCTAAAAAGCAAGAGATGACAGTTGAAGATATTAAAAATCCAAAGGGCGAATATAAGAAAATCCCTACTACTGCTGCTCATGAAAAAGAATTAAAAAATGCCTCGAAGGAATCTGATATGGAAAAATGTCATACTCACGTTCTTGATGGTGAGACAGAAGACAGCCTCAAGGCTAAAAAGAAGCAAGCTCCGAAGGCTGATGGCCATGTTCTTGGTGCAGATCCAAAAGACAAAAGAGGCTCTGAGTATGAAATGGTTGAAGCTTGGGCTCCTGGCGTTGGCAAGTCTATAAGCAGTGGCTTTGAGCCGTCTGATCTTGTCAAATCAATTTCTGTTCTTCTTGAAAAGGCTGTCTACGGAGCAGGTGCTTCTGGTGGCAAGTTTCAGCGAGGCTCTGGAAAAGATGAATCTAAACCAGGTGCCGTAAAGAAGCCTGAGCTCACTGAAGAGCAAAAGAAGAAATATATTTCAGGTGCCCAGACAAAGGCATCTCATTTAGCTTCTTCTTCTGGAATGCACGGATTAGCTGCAAAGATCAAGGCTGAGAAATCTCTTGACGAGAGAACAACTGATCTCGTGAAGGCTCTTAATGTTGATTATGGTCCCCGTAAATCAGGCGTAAAAAGAGGCGGCTATAAGCAGGATCCAGATTATGATCTACATCCAAAAGATCGTGAAAAGTCTGATAGTAACTCCGACACAAGAGGGCCTCTCCCAAGTGATGCAGACTCATCTAAGAAATCTCTTGATGAACGTACATGTAATTTAGTCAAAGACATGTCTCAGCAAAGAGAACGAGAGATTCACGATGCTGTTTCTACTGTTAGAATGGTAAAGGAAGATGTTCCGGAGGCTTCTAAAATGGATGTGAATCCTGAAGATGTCCATCGTGCTTATTCATTACATAGCAATTTGACTAAGCCTCAAACTCAGAAATCTATTTGTGATAAATGGCAGACTGGCTCCGCTTTTATGACAAAAGGTGCTCGAGTAATGCCTTTGGGCCCTGGTGGCGAGGTGTCAACATTGGCTAAAGACGATGCTGATAGACAAGCAGCTCCCCGCGGAAGAACTCCATCATATCATCAAACAGATACAAAACAGTTTGATGTTGAATCTGGAAAGCTAGAACGGGAACGCAAAGCAAAGAAGAGAGTTGCAGCCTTGAAAGAGGAGCAGGATTTCGGAGCTGAATAATGTCTTTTCCGTTTAACGAGTATAAAATACTTCGTATAATACAGTCGGCGTTCACTGCGCTGAAGTCAACGGGTAGTTCGTTTGATCAGACTTTTAAATACCTATTTGACACTCTAGACTTAAGCGAAGAGGAACGTTCTGCATTCAAAGATATCATTATAAACGACAAGATTCAGTATCATACAACTTATGCAACGATTTCGGCGTCGCTCCCAAACATTGTTGTGATCATGGATCAAGAAACGCAAATAGAATCAGATAAACCTATTGGCGATGTATTAGGTAGTGAAACGCACGATGACGGTTCGGTATCAGATGAATACGGCACTATCAACATGGGTGTTTATTCTATCAATATCCTTGCAAAGCAGATTTTGTTAGTAAGAATTCTCGGTACATTCGTAAGATATATACTAGAACAGTATTCTGCTAACAATGATGATATGCCCGATTTGGACATAAACACTGATAGATTTTCACCCGACGCCGAGTTTTTCCCTATTGATGTATTTCACGTTCACTTGATCGTGAGATTCAGATATGTTGAATCTTGGAACGACTTTGGCGATACATCTGCATACGGAATGATTAATCAGATCTTCCTGATGTCTTGTGATCGCGACTTTTGGCAAAATATCATGGGAGATGCTTAAGAAACGCCATAGATTTGTTAATTTATAAACATGACATAGGTTTATCTTCACTCTATGCGATAGGAGAAATTTAATGGGTGTATATTTTAACGGCCGATACTACATTAAGCCACAAGTGGCAACCTATGTAGATGATACAGCTTTAACTCCGGTTGGCCTTGTCGGTTCAAACGTAATAGGAATGATGGGCCCAGCTAAAGACGGTATCCCAAACCAGGCCTATTTATTGACTTCATTGAATGATGCGACCGATATTTTCGGTGAAGGGCCTCTTGTCGATGGCGTTGCAATGGCGTTCAACGGCGGTGCTCAGTATATCTGGGCTACTAGAGTCGGCGGCGCTTATTCAGCGCATGCTTTTACAAGCATCCCAATGCAGGCTATCATTCAGACAACGGGCAATACAACTACGCCAACAACTTTCCCATTTAGACTTCTGTCCAAAGCTTATGGAACTCAGGCTAATGGAATCCTTGTCACTACAACCGAGGCATCCGGAAGATTATCTATTACTGTTGCAGCTCAGCAAAATACGATTGCAGGAACTGGAATAGGATATGATGTTCTCTCGATTCTAAACTCTGGAACATCAACATCTTTTACAATCGCAACTTTAAGTACAGCATACAATCTTACGATTGTACAAGGAGCTAATACTGCTCCTGTTATTGATTTAGTGGGAGTAGCTTCAACAACAGACCTTGTTGAAAGAATAAAAGACGCTATGGCAAATGCCACTCCTGCTGCAATTGATGACACAACATTCACATTTACAGTAATGAAGGAAGTTCCTGGAACTGAACTTGATGCTGGTGCAACAACTGCTGCTTCTGCCACAGTGCCTGCATATGTTCGAGCCAATATGAAGGCTGCTTTTGATTGGTTTAATGCAGGAAATCAGCCATACGTTTATGCTGAAGATGCAGGTAATATTTTTACGACATATGTGACTAAAACGATTACAGATTTTGCTCCGCGCACAATCAACTTCGCTCTTGCTGCTCAGGCAGGCAGTGGCGGAACAATAGATTCTACATCTTATACGGGTGCCTTGGCGGAGATTTATGAAGATCTTGATTTAGACCTCGTTGTTCCAATTGTTGATGATTATTTAGGAACTACGATCACAACAGGCACAACTCCTGATTCTATCTTTACAGCAGTTCATGATCATTGCAAGGCGATGAGCACGACAAAGGCTGAAGAAAGAATTGGCCTTGTAGGTTATCAGTTTACTGATGTCGGAGGTACTACTCCTGATGGTTCGCCAGAAACTCTTGTTACAACTTTAACTGGCAAAGCCACTGCTTTCAATTCTCCATATATGGTGGTTTGCTCACCGAGATTCAAAACATTTGACATCAAGGGTACTCTTAAGTACTTCAATGGTACATACACCGCGGCATATATTGCGGGTCTTATTGCTTCGTTCCCTGTTGGTGAACCTATTACCAACAAGGACGTTACAGGAATGCAGGGCCTTTCAACATATTTCTTGAATCGCCACATCCTCCAGCTCATTGATAATGGCGTTCTCGTAGTTGAAAGAGTAGGTGGAGCTCTCAAGGTTGTCCAAGGTGTAACCTCTTGGATCTCCGATGATAACTTCAACAAGAAAGAGATCTCTGTCAGATTGGTAACGAACTATATTGCCAAGAACTGCAGAGAGAATTTGAAGCAGTTCATCGGTCGAAAGAATTCTCTACAGATGCTCCAGATCATCAAGGGATCTTTGGTCCAGGTTCTTCGTGAACTTGAGAACAATGAAATCATTGTGGGAACAGCTACTTATCCTGCATATCGAAACTTAATTCTAACAGCTGATGGTGACATTGTTAGAGTGTCGTTCGAGTGCTCCCCAGTTCTCCCAATTAACTATGTGTTGATCACAATCCATGCCACAATCTTCAAGGCAACGATCTAATCTAAGGAGTTATTATAATGGCTAAAGTATATTCAGGCAACACCGTCATGGTGGTCATCAGGAATCAGCCGGTCGGCTTACTCCAAGATGTCACCGCCGATGAAGATTTTGCTCCGGAACCAGCTTCCGGTATTGGGGATCCAAGAGTGGTTGAGTATGTTCCAACGATGTACAGAATATCGTTGGCCGTATCTTCAATGTCCCTCAAGAAATCCTCACTTTTCAATGTGGGTGTTTTCCCGGAGACAATTGACACATACTTGGCTACTGAGCCCTTTACCGTAGTCATTATTGATAAAACTTCGAAGAAAACAGTTCGTCAATATAACAACTGCATTTTCGGAAGAGGCACACTTTCAGTTAGAAAGCATACGATTGTTTCTCACAATTGCACGCTGCTTGCAACTGAAGCCCTTAACGGAGATGCAGATGGATTTGCAGAAACTGAAGCTTAATAAATAAAGAGGTGTAAAATGGCTCAGAAAATTTCGCAATATTTTACTTACAAAATTGGCGATAAAGAATTCAAACTAAGATATAAAACCCCGAAGGTCGGAGAGCAGATCGCAATAGGTCAAAACTATGCAGCTCTCAAGGCCGGATTTACAGTTCTAGATGAAACCTCAGATTTGCTGGCTTATGCTACTGCGACCTTGAATGTAGTTATTGTAGATAAGCCAGCAGATCTAAATCTCGAAGATATAGATACTGCAGATTGGAAGACTCTCCGTCAAATGTTGTCGGACTACCAGTCATTCGCCTTTTTTCGTGACAAGGCTCAGGCAGAATCTTCTACGTCGTGAGCTGACTGCCGCCTCTCTTAAAGATCCAGATATAGCAGAGGATATAGAAGATTTTGCATTTCAAAAGCTAAAGAAGCAAGCTAAAAATGACGTAAAAAACAACTT